TGTTAGTGATCATGAAAACATAATTGGACAAGCATTACTCGACCATATTACTAACAACAATAATACTAAACACATCAAGTACACAAAGCAAAACTTTGTTTTAAACGAAACTGAAGCAATTTGCATTGACGACGATATTTTTGTCATCATGAGTGAGTCTAAATTACAGCAACCAAGCGATCTGGCTGATATGGGAAAGCCAGAATTGCTAATTCAAATGTTTGAAATTTTCAGTTTTGTCAAATCTGCCAAGCAACTACGCAAGTTTTTAAACAATATTCAACATAATTATATTATATCTACACAAAATAAACTAGGAACTAAGCGTTTTTATTTTAACATGCGACCCATTACTGCACCAACTATCCCAGGAACTAAGAGTGGTGAAGTTGCGCGGGACTATTCCAGGTTACCAGCGTTTTTTCATTTCACCATGAAAGAGTTTCAAACCAACCGCAAGTTTAGCAACCTATTTGGTGACGAGATTGCAATAATTCGTTCACGTGTACAGTTTTTTCTTAAAAACCGTAAGTGGTATGATGAAAAAGGCGTTCCATACACACTTGGACTACTTTTATCTGGAGAACCTGGCACAGGTAAAACATCCTGTATCAAGTGTTTGGCCAATGAAACAAATCGTCATATTATCAACATAAATTTAAACAGCGATATTACAAAAACTCAAGTGGAAAACTTATTTTTTAACGAAAGCATTGTAATTTTGAATCAATTTACTGGTCAAAACGAAAAGTACAATATTCCTCTGGATCAGCGTATTTACGTACTTGAGGACATTGATTGTCAAGGAGATTTAGTATTAGACCGTAATCTTACTAGAATACGTACAAACAAAAAAGATATTAGCGGTTCTGAAAAAATGGACATGTCTTTTTTACTAAATCTTTTGGACGGCGTCTTAGAAACACCTGGTCGAATTATTATCATGACGTCAAACTATCCCGACCTTTTAGACAAGGCCCTAATTCGTCCTGGTCGAATTGACATTATCTCCAAGTTTCAAAATTGCTCTAATAAGACAATTATTGAAATGATGGAGTTCTTTTACAATATTACGCTTATTGAGTCCCAAAAAATAATAATTCATCAACTTGAAGATAATATGTTAACACCTGCGGAATTGTCCAAAATAATGTTTGAACAATTTGGTGAGGTAAATTTGGCTATTGCATCTTTAATTAAAAAAACTATTCCCGATTTAATTGAAAAAAAATTTAAACATGAACCTGAACCTGAACCTGAACCTGAACCTGAAACTGAACCTGAACCTGAAACTGAACCTGAACATGAGTCTGAGTCTGAACCTGAACCTGAAACTGAACCTGAACATGAGTCTGAGTCTGAACCTGAACCTAGTGTAAATAATGTAAAGCAAAATAATTATAGAAATAGTTATACTGAATGGAAAATGTAAATATCATCTTAAATAACAAAACAATATATAAATATAAATATTTTATATATTATGGACAATTATGATATGGTAAGTATACCATCAACACAATTTTCATTAGTTGACATAACAACTAATAATTCTGACTTAGATGCAAATACCTTAGATGCAAATACCTTAGATGCAAATACCTTAGATGCAAATACCAACTCAAAGGTAAGCACAAATTTATCTTCGTTCATGGTGCCTGTAAAACCTACTTTAAAAAATAAAATTACCCAATATCCAATACATATTCAAAAAAATTATTCTCTAAAACCCACATATCAAACAAACCAAACTAACATACATTCAAATATTAACTCAAGTTGTAATCCTTGTTTATTTATACAAAAAACTGTATTAGTTGTTTCAACACTAGGGTGTATTTATTATTTTTTAAAACGGGCTAATATGTAAAAGTATATTGTAAATAATTATTCAAAATCAAACCCATTTATCATCCAATCTTTAAACTTGGGTATATTGCGAGGATGAAATCTATTCTTCATCAAGTCTTCTTTAAACAACATACAGTTTATTTTCATTTGTTTATAATCATAATTAAATATATACAGATTTTGAAATAAACAATTCCAATGAAATGAACGATCACAATTTATTTTATTTTGATTTTTTTCTAGCAACCGTATAGCACCTTCTGACGGATTTAAAGACAAGAGATTCCAATGTATTTTATCTGGATTTTTTTCTAGCAACTGCATTGCACTTTCTGACGTATTGCGAGATAGGTTTGGCCAATATATTTTATCTAGATTTTTTTCTAGCAACTGCATAGCACGTTCTGACGTATTACAAGACAAATATTTCCAATTTATTTTATTTGGATTCTTTTCTAGCAAGTGTATAGCTGATGAATTTGAAGACAAAGCCCACCAACAAATTTTATCTGGATTTTTTTCTAGAAACTGTATAGCACCTTTTGACGGATTTTCAGACAAGATATTCCAATGTATTTTATCTGGATTCTTTTCTAGCAACTGCATTGCACCTTCTGACAAATTGTAAGTCAAATTTGGCCAATATATTTTATCTGGATTCTTTTCTAGCAACTTTATTGCACCTTCTGATGGATTTAAACACAACACCAACCAAACTATTTTGTCTGTATTTTTTTCTAATAACCGCATGGCACGTTCTGACGTATTTTGAGACAACCAAAGCCAATGTATTTTATCTGGATTTTTTTCTAGCAACTGCACAGCACGTTCTGACGGATTTTGAGACAAACACGTCCAATTTATTTTATCTGGATTTTTGTCAAGCAACCGCATAGCACCTTTTGATGAATTTTTAGACAAATAACACCAATCTATTTTATGTTTATTAATCCAATCCAATAAACACATTGGTAATTCTATATTCATGGTTACCTTGTTATCTTAAATATTTGGCACTTTTATTTCATTTTTATAAAAATTATTCATAATAAAAACGTTTAATTAATTTGTAAATGGAATTACTTCTGTTTTAGCCTTAGAGCACGAAATGTCTTGTTTTTTAAGGGAAAAACATTTGCCGTTAAATGCATAAATTTTAGAGCTGTGCATAGCTTCTTGAGGCGGAGCAACACGAATCATGCAGTCACTACCCTCACACGTAGCCCTAAAACAAGTCGCAAGACCAAAGCCCAGTATAATTGACATTAAAATTCTACCTTGAGAAGAGTTAACAAATTTCGCCAAATGAAGTTTCATTTTAATAATTCTTTAAAGCGTTTGTTAGTATAGACTTTTATTTTATGTTTTTAAAGTATTTTACAAAAACATATAAAGATATCTTATATACTATTATTAGCATTCTTAAATATGTCTATCAACGCAGTCAAGCTCATAAACCATTCTCAGGGTGCAGATAATGAAGATGGTACCAGAGAGAACTTAGAGGAACTTGTGTGCTATTGTGCCCGTGTGTCTAATCCATCTAATCAATTAAACACATCCACCAATACCAAGTTACTCAATTATCTAATAAAGCACAGTCACTGGTCGCCATTTGAAATGGTATCTATTTGTTTAGAGATAAATACAACTCGTGATATTGCTCGTCAAATTCTAAGACATCGTTCTTTTTCTTTCCAAGAGTTTTCGCAACGCTATGCTGAGCCTGAGTTAGGGTTTGAGTACAAGGACGCTAGGCTTCAAGATAAAAAAAACCGCCAAAACTCAATTGAACTTAACTCAGATCAGTCTGATATTGCTGAGCAGTGGCAAAAAGAACAACTAAAGGTGGAAGACCAGTGTCAAACAGCATATAACTGGGCCATTTCTGCAGGCATCGCCAAGGAACAAGCTAGAGCCGTGTTGCCCGAGGGAATGACCATGACTCGTTTATATATGAACGGAACTTTGCGTAGTTGGATTCATTATATTAATTTAAGGACAGCAGATGGTACGCAAAGAGAGCATCGCATTATTGCGGGGGGGTGTGCTTCAGTGATTGAACCGCTGTTTCCGCAAATTGCTCAATTTAATCATTTTACAGATTAATCTGTGCCAGAGTCAAACCCATTAATCCTCCAATCTTTAAACTTGGCTATATTGCAAGGATGTAACCGATTCTTTATTAGGTCTTCTTTAAATAACATACAGTTTAATCTCATTTTTTTATAATCATATGTAAATATATTGGTATTACATGAGATGACTCTCCAATTTATTTTATCTGGATTTTTTTCTAGCAATTTCATAGCACCTTCAGACTCATTAAAACACAAAGATTGCCAATCTATTTTATCTTGATTTTTTTCTAGCAACTTTATTGCACGTTCTGACGTATTGTAAGACAACATTTCCCAATTTATTTTATCTGGATTCTTTTCTAGCAACTTTATTACACCTTCTGACGGATTATCAGACAAATATAACCAATCTATTTTTTCTTGATTTTTTTCTAGCAACCGCATAGCTGACGAATTTCCAGACAACATTTGCCAATCTATTTTATCTTGATTCTTTTCTAGCAAGTGTATTGCTGAGGGATTTTGAGACAACAAATCCCAATATATTTCATTTGGATTCTTTTCTAGCAACTGCATAGCTGACGGATTAATAGACAACCAACGCCAATGTATTTTATCTGGATTTTTTTCTAATAACTGAATAGCCAACGGATTCATACACAAAATATTCCAAGATATTTTATCTTGATTATTTTCTAGCAACCGCATAGCACCTTCTGACTCATTGTAAGACAATTCATCCCAATCTATTTTGTCTTGATTATTTTCTAGCAACCGTATAGCACCTTCTGACGGATTGTTTGACAAGCAACCCCAATTTATTTTATCTTCATTCTTTTCTAGCAACCGTATAGCACCTTTTGACGTATTGTTAGACAAATTATCCCAATATATTTGATCTGGATTATTTTCTAGCAAGTGTATAGCACCTTCTGATGGATTTTTAAACAACCAATTCATTTTTGTTTTATTTAGATTTATCCAATCTAATAAACACAAAGGTAATTCAACATTCATATTTATCATATTTATCATATTTATTAATATTTATTACACAAGTATTAATACAAAATCATTTTTTTCGTATTTAGCAACAAAAAATAATAAATGTGCAATGTCAAATCCAAAAAAATGAAACAATATAAATACTTTTTATATTGTATAGTTAGTAAAAGAAGATGAACCAATCTAAAGAGGACATATTTGTAAAGTCAATTTTGGCCAAAACAATATCTTTACCTATAACTCAAGTTGGCTCAAATTTAAAAGAAGTTCTACATAATGAAATTGCTAATATTGTTGAGGCCAAGTGTAGCATTGAAGGATATATTAAAAAACATTCAGTTCAAATTATATCTCATACATGCGGTCTAGTGACTGGTGCCAATGTTGTGTTTGATGTAACTTATTCGTGCGAAATTTTCCTACCTTGTGCTGGGATGATTTTGGATAGCTGTGTCATTACGTCTGTTTTGGAAAGTGCAGGAATGGAAGCAAAAAGCAACCAAAGTCCAAACATTTTTGTTGTGTTTATTTACCAAGACCATAATTTTGCCGAAGAAACAATAAAAGGTAATGTCGGAGACGCAATTGCTGTGCGAGTAATAGACTACCGATATGAAATCTACGACGAGTTTATTACTATTGTAGGAGAAATCATTTAATTTTGGGTTGTTTTTATAAAAAAATGAATAATAATATATCATAATAAATCATAATAAATCATAATAAATCATAATAATGGAAAATAATGACAATTTCAATTGTATGATATGTAAGGAAGTAATAAATAATAAAAATTGTACACTTACAATTTGTGGCCATAAATTTCATACTAGTTGTATTTTACAATGGGGACAAATATCGCCATTATGTCCATATTGCAGAACTAACATAATTAATTTATCAGATGAACCCTTATAATGTAATTTACCAGCAGATGAAGATACATATGATGAATTATTAAAAGAAATTCATACTCGAAATATTGATATAAGTAGTTTAACTGATATAATGCAAAATTATTTACAAAAATGTAAACAAAATAATATTAAACAAATAGAAAAAAAAGAAACAAATAGAAAAAATGAACAATTACGGAAAAATGAAATTATAAACAAGAACCCTAAAAAAGCAAAATTATTCGGTTGGATTTAAAATAAAACAAATTAATATTTGTTTTATAATTATGTTTTTTTAAGCAGTTTCAATGTAGTTTCTCCATATCTTTGTGTTGTTTCATGGGTATTTGGCGGTGGTTGTATGCAATATACATCATTTTGTCAAAAGATGCTTTTTTTATTGGATTTTCAAAATCTTCTTCCATAGTATCTTCTACAAAGGGTCTAAAGTAATTTACTAAACTACGTGATATGGTTGGTGGTTTTGCATCTTGCATTTTATCAAACATACTTCTTAAAATATCTTTTATATTATAGTATTTGTCTTCAAATATTACTACTTGACTGTCTTTTTCCCAACCAGTTTGCGTTAGGATAGTAATATGACCTGTATCGCAGTTGCTTACATATATGTTTTGATTTTTCGGCTGGGCTTCTGAAAAATGTATCATCTCAAACAACTTTTCAATGGATTTATGTGGAACACACATACATTTCCTATACATTTCATTTGTTATATGCGACAAGTCTTCTTTGCCATAAACATGTATATTAATATTGTTTGTTGTGTTGTTGTTTATTGTATTATTGTGTATTGTATTATTATGACTATTATTCATAATATTGGATGATTTTTCCAATTGAAGTTGTTCATTAAGTGTTTTTTGATGAGTTAATTCTTCAATTAATTGATTATTTTGAAGTTGCAATTGCTCAACCAATAATTGTTGGTCAACTTGCTTAATTTTACACGGTTTTTGTCGGTTTGTGTGTAATTTTAATTTTTGAGAACTATCAAATGAAACTTCACATCTTGCACATTTAAAATTTTTAGGCCGTAAAACTGCATTACTAGTTAATTTTGGATCAATACATGGTTTTTTTCGGTTTAAATGAATTTTAAAGTTAGCAGTTGACGAAAAAAACTTATTACAAACAGGACATATTCTATTAGCTACAACCATTCTCTAAATATATTTCTTAATATCTAAAAATATTATAAAATACGATATTAGTCTATATACGCGCATTATTTGCTATATTAGTCTATAAAAGCACATCAAAAAACATTAATAATATATATTCAAACTTCAAATATAATACCGTCTTAATTATTATTACATAATCATAATTATCAACTGTATTTTTGAAATAATTGGGTAAAAGTAGAGGGTATAATATGACCTTGATTTCAAATCCATAATTTAAAAAAGTTTTTATAATTTTTTAATAAAAATTGGAAAATATTGGGACCTAGATTTCAGACCTTAGTTTTATCAAAAAAATAAAAAATATATATTAGTCTATAAAAGCACATTATTTGCTATATTAGTCTATAAAAGCACATCAAAAAACATTAATAATATATATTCAAACTTCAAATGTAATACCGTCTTAATTATGATTACATAATCATAATTATCAACTGTATTTTTGAAATAATTGGACAAAAGTAGAGGGTATAATCTGACCTTGATTTCAAATCCATAATTTGAGAAAAGTTTTTTTTAATTTCTAATAAAAATTTGAAAATTTTGGAACCCAATTTCAGACCCTTGTTTTATCAAAAAAATCAAAATATATATTAGTCTATAAAAGCACATTATTTGCTATATTAGTCTATAAAAGCACATGAAAAAACATCAATAATATATATTCACATTTCAACTATAATATTGTCTTAAATATAATTACATAACTATAATTATCAACTGTATTTTTGAAATAATTTGGTAAAAGTAGAGGGTATAATCTGACCTTGATTTCAAATCCATAATCTGAGAAAAGTTTTTTTAGATTTCTCAAATAAAAATTAGAAAATTAGGACCCAATTTCAGACCTCAGTTTTATCAAAAAATCTATATTAGTCTATAAAAGCACATTATTTGCTATATTAGTCTATAAAAGCACATCAAAAAACATCAATAATAAATATTCGCAATTCAACTGTAATACTGTCTTATATATGATTACATAACTATAATTATCAACTGTATTTTTGAAATAATTTGGTAAAAGTAGAGGGTATAATCTGACCTTGTTTTTCAAATTCAAATATGAGAAAAGTTTTTTTAGATTTCTTAAATAAAAATTGGAAAATATTAGGACCCAATTTTATACTTAAGATTTCAAAACAAAAGTTGTTGCTAAAATTTGGAACTATTTAAAATTCAAATCATGATAATATGCGTCATATTATTATTATTAAATTATCTTTTACTTTTTCACAACCTTACAAAATAAATTAATCTTAAAATCTCAATAAAATGATATGTAACTAACAAAGTAATTTAATAAATATAAAAACATTAATTAGTAATTTACTTTTTGAACTATACAATAAAATTGGTTCACATATTTCAACAAATAAAATTAGTATAATTACACTTAAACCAATTAACAACATCATATTGCTACCACCATCATTTTTTGTTAGTGATAACGATTCAGAAATTACAGTTACTGATGATGATTTGTCAGATGATGAGTTGTCAGTTGATGGTTTGTCAGATGATGGTTTGTCAGTTGATGGTTTGTCAGATGATGATTTGTCATATGATGGCACATTCAAAGAGTTAATTATTAAACCTCTAGAAATTAGTAATTATATTGAATTTACATTTGAATATTTTATAAGTCCCGAAATATTTGAATTAGACTTTATAAATGATGTGTTGTAATAAAGTATTTAATGAAAAATATGTTTTATTATTAATAGACAATTTAAGATAATATATAAAAATCAACTACAAAATGAGAATTAAGAAGATGCAGATGGAATGTTTTTTTCTTGAACACGAAAATTAGAGTATTCTTCATGGTACTCGGGTGTTATTTTAGTAATTGGTTTATCAAGCAAAATAAAAAAACGATTTGTATTATTTAAACTGCGGTACTCCTCAATAGAGAGATTTCCCAAAAACTTGTCAAGCATATATCGTGGTTCAGGTGCGGGCTTAATACCTTTTATATGACTAGGTGAACAGTCTAAATAGAGAGAGTGTAAAAGAGCATACTGCTCCATGGTTACAGACTGATGAATAGAAAATTTTAATAAATATGCAGCGGCACATTCAAGTGTGCAAAAGTTGCCATATACATGAAATATGTCATCGCATTTGTGCTTGGGTATGTAAATAGGTTTATTTATAAAGCACTCAGTGCACCAAAAGCATGCAGATTGTTTAATTTCAATACCTGAACTTAAAATAAAATCCAAATGTTTAATTTTTTTATTGATTTCCTTTAGCATATTTTTTGAACTGGAAACTGTTGGGATAATAATTTGTGAATTATCTAAATTCAAATGAGATTCACTAGTTATAGGCTGAGATAAGTCAACTTGGTTTAATATTTTTGAGTAATCATATATAACTTTTTGCGAACTTTGATTGGCAAATTGTTCTACATCATTGTCATTAAGTTCACTTCCTAAATTTTGGGAAAAATTAGAAATATTACAAAACTTATAATCATTGGATTCAAGTGTATCTAAAACACGACACATTAAGTGTAAAATTACACTAGGAAGATTAGTTGTTTTATTAATTTGAAATGCATTTTGTATGTTAATAGCATTAACATTTTCAACAATCTTGGCACTATTTGGCTTTCGTCCACGTTTTGCCCGAATGGGGTCATTAACTGTGGTTGTCTTACAAGTAATCGGTACTACATGTGCAATATTATTACTCGCATTAATAATATCAAGCAACTCTTGCTTGCTTTTTCGTCCTCGCTTTTTTAGAATTTTTGTAGAAGTTGTTGTAGAAGTTGTTGTAAGAGTTGTTGTAGAAGTTGTTGTAGGAGTTGTTGTAGAAGTTGTTGTAGGAGTTGTTGTAGAAGTTGTTGTAGGAGTTGTTGTATTTATTTTAGAAGAATTTAATGTACTAATCATAAATATTAAGTAACTTATTAAGTTTAAAACAAAGTATTTATATTAATTTGTTAAAAATAAAAAAATGATATAAAAACATTACAAAAACTGTTAATACAAGAAAAAATATTAATAATGTTTAATGATATTATAACCTTAGCTGATGGAACTCTTATACATAATCCATATAACACACTTAATGTTGAAGTTTGTGAGACAGACATACGAAATATATTAACTAAATATGGTATTCCGCCAACAATGCCAATTAATAACATAGAACTGTACAAAAGAGCCTTTGTTCACCCATCATACACAAAACGCCCAAATTATGAAAATGAACAACTCGGCATTATTTTAGCAGACAAGCCAAACAACTGTCTTCCGTTAAAAAGCAAGTCGTTTCAAAATCTGGAATTTTTAGGTGACGGAGTTCTTGAACTTGTGGCAAAGTTTTATATTTACCGTCGTTTTCCTAAGTCTCAAGAAGGATTTAAAACTACCACAAAAATTGCAGTAACAAAAAACTCAGCTATTGGGAAAATAGCATTAGAAATGGGACTTAATAAGTGGATGTTATTATCACATTATGCAGAAGATGGAAATGTGCGATATGATATAACAAAGCAACTCGGAAACTTATTTGAAGCATTTATTGGCGCTATGTTTTTAGATTTTAACAAAACGCCAATAACTGCGTTAGATGATAATAATGGTGCAAACTTGTTTGAAAAAACTATATTTGTGGGATCCGGATTTCAAATGACAAACAAGTTTATAGAATCTGTGTTTGAAAATCACATTGACTGGACAGCGATTGTTAATAGCAACGATAATTATAAAAAAATTCTGCAAGAGTCGGTTCAAAAAAAGTTCTGCACCACTCCTATGTATATTACGTTAGAGCACAACAAAGACAACAACCTTTATCATATGGGAGTATTTTTGTGTGTAAACATTAATGTAAACCCAAAGTGCGAAAGCGCAGCTGATATTTTGAAAAAAGTCACATACAACATGGTAGATACTCTAAACACAAACACAATAGATTTAACTCTGGAAGTTCTTAATCAACACATGGAAGATAATAATGGAAAAATGTTTGCATTTTTAGGAAAAGGAATTTTAAATATTAAAAAAGATGCAGAGCAAAAAGCATGTTACCAGGCACTAACCATGTTAGGATTAGTTTAATAAATAAAAAAACCCTTTGTAAAAAAAAAAATGAATAATAAGTTTTACAAATGAAACCTACAATCTAAAAATAATTAAACTATTTACTCTTCAATTTAATAATGTTTAACTGGTTTTGCTCTTTAGTATTTAAATCAAAATGCAAAACTAATATGAATTTAGAAATTACAAAGGTATGGGAAAAAATTGATGAGACACAGGATTGCATTTCTTTAACAAGTTCTGTGGATTTTCGTGAAAATTTACAACACTACACTATGAATAAAAAAATACGTGCTTTGTACTTAGAACTAAAGCATGTGATTATAAACAACTTACAAGTAAATACCACTTATGATAGAAATATAGAGTTAGTAAAACAGCTTAAGGTAATTGTAGAATTTGAACATAGTCTTAATTTATCTAGTGTAATACTATACAAAAAACTAAATGATCAAATATACTCAAAAATAAAACAAATTAATCAATTACTTGCACTATTATGTATTGTACTAATATGCGGTGGTATTGTTTTACAATACTATAACATAAGTCGCACTGGTATGTATTATACTAGTATCCTGTGCTTTTGTGTTACTCTATACTATAATTAATATAGTGTCAATCGCGCGTAAAACATACATTGTAAAAAATTAAATAAAAAAGTTGTTTTTTTATTTATTAAAAAAATAACACATTACATCATATAATATCCGTTTTTTATTTCTTTTTCTCTCCACATATTTTTAACAGAATCAGGAAGTGTAAACATGTGATGCATTTCGTACTCGTTAGGTCCATAGTAGTACAAGTGTGTTGGCTCACTTCCTTGACCAATACACGTGGTTACGGATGCTTTAAATAACCCCTTATCATTTATTCCAACACGGCCAAGATATTCGCGAGTTTGAGCATGGTAAATGCTACCCCCACTTATTTGCCCACTTGCATACACATTGTAATAATGTATCTTATTACCAAGTTTATCTTCATCCAAATCTCTAAGAGGCAAACAATACTTCATCTGAAACCTTTTAACCTTGTTAGATGTTTTATAGTCAAAAAAGTAAGAATCATCGTTGCTGCCGTCATCACTGCCAAATCCGTAGTTGTAGTTGCTCATTGCTATAAAATGTAAAGTGGAAAGATTATTGATTCTTAAACTACTTATATAGTAGGGATGTCTTTAATACATTTTTTACTTTTTTGTTATTTTAATAATTTACAGTTAAAAACAAATTATGAATCAAACCCATTTACTCTCCAATCTTTAAACTTGGGTATATTGCGAGGATGAAACCTATTTTTCATCAAGTTTTCTTTAAACAACATACAGTTAAGTTTTATTTGATTTAAATTAATTTAATCATTTTTTTAGTTAACTTATTTATTAACAAGTTAATTTTTATATGTGTTGTTTATGTTTTATATAACAAACGATCAAGATAATTACTGAGTACCTTGACCAACCTCTAAAGGGGGACGCATGAAATCAGGAGTTATGGTGGACTGTTGCCATATGCCTGTGTTAACTTGGGGATTAGGAGGCTCGGAGCGAATTTGCAAGTTGGCATTTCTAAGAGACTGACCCACGGTATCAATACCAATATGGTATCCAGCCTTAAGCAGGTTAATATTACTCAAGTCACCCTTTCCAGCAGGATTAAGCTGTGCCCACTGACTATTGTTGTCCTTGGGCAACAGGTCTGCAGGGTTGTTAATATTGCCCTTGTCACATGAACTGGGTAAACCCACTGTTTGGGGACTAGCACCTACATTTGAGTAAATTTCGTTTTGGCCTAAGGGTTCCGAAGGTTGAACGGCATTTGTCTTGCTGTTTTTGTACGCAGAGTTGCTGTTTTTAGTCATCCTTTCAGAGCCTCCTTTGTTTTTTTGGCTCATGTAATAAAAAAAGAGCCCTACAATTATTACTAAAATAATAATAACATGATGTTTTTTAACTAGATTCACAAGATTCATTATGTTATACTGTGATATTATTATATTAAATATATATTATTTATTTGAAAACAATTGCTTATAAATCATCATTTAATCCATACTTTTGCTTTATATCTTCTGCTTCTAAATAAAGTAAATCTGCCATTTTTTTTGCTTCATTAGCTTTTTGTAAAGCTTGAATAAACATTTCATGATAAATTTTCTCAGGTTTTTTTAACACTATTAATTCTTTGGTATTATCATTTATGTCTAAAGTAATATCCTCAGGTAAATTGTTTTTTATGTTTTCTTCTATGTTTTCATTCATGTCATCAAAATCTAACAGTTGGGGTCCTTCTTTATTATCATTAATATTTATTGACTCAATAATTTGCATTCCTTTGTTTTTTTTTGCTTTTAATGCAGGAATGGTTTGAATATTCACATCAGGGTTAAACGAAACATTCAAAGCTGATGCGTTTTTTTCTAAATCTGTTTTTACAGATTCTTCTACATCTTTTTCTACATCTTTTTCTACATCTTCTTCTACATCTTCTTCTACATCTTTTTCTACATCTTTTTCTACATCTTTTTTTAAATTTTTTTCTACATCTTTGTTGGTTTTTTCAAGTGAGTTTTTAACATCATTAATATCATCTGTTGATAAAATAAATGGGTTTTTTTCCTCCATTATAGAAGCCAAACTAATAACAGGAGCAATTTCATCCACATTTATTTCTTTATTTTCATTATTTTTATTTTCAGGTTTAAAGTTATTATCATTATTGTTACTCAAAGGTAATATGGCTTTATTTGCTATAGGTATATTAGATATTTGATCAGTTGTCTTAGCTTTTGACTTAACTGGAATTTTTACAAAACAAGCATCCAAATAAGGGTCAGGACTAACAACAGCAATTTGCTTTACTTCCATTTCAAATTGAAAACTTTGTGACGTAAATCGTATACCTTGTATTTCTAATATACAAATCATAGTGGTTTTATCAGCCACAATATCATCAAAGTTCAGCACTTTTCCTTGATTTAAATACTTGTCATAAATTGCTAGATTGGGTTTAACATTTGTGCGAAATAAATATTTTTTTCCAGATTTATATAACTTAAAACACGAAACAAACATGGATTCTAACTCTTCTTTATCAATTTTTTTTTCAAACCAGTCCATTTCAGCAATAATAGCTTGTATTGCTGTTTCTAAATTTTCCATCCAATTAATAAAAAATATGTCATTTGAATTAAATATAAGGTCTGTATATGTTTTCTTTCCACTTTGTTTAATACCTTGCTTGCTTGTGCATGGTGGAGTCTGCAAAACAACAGACTTGTCGTGTAAAAACAATGGTGTAAAATAAACACCACTTGAAACTACACTAGGAGTGCCTAGATAAACCTTGTTTTTAAAATCATAATTGCTTGTTGGCTCAATAATTTTATCCATTTTTTGTTTACAATTATTATTGATTATTTTTATTTTTAGTTGTTATATTTAACGTAAAAATCTAAATATAAATATCTTAACTAACAAAGTAAACAATTATAACACATATGATCAATACTATTGGGGTTCACGTTTATCAGTGGCTTCCATATTTTTTGTTTATTTTGTTTATTTTGTTTATTTTTAGTTTTATTGTTATTTTAGGTTGGGCTAGAATTAAGCATCCATTTTGGGCGATTCAGCCTGTGGCTCACTATTACGACATTCAATACTGGTTTCAAAACAAAGGAATTATTTCAACCCAGTTGCCTGACAAAAATAAATATGTCAATTTTCAAAAAATAAAAACAGTTATTGTTACTGAAAGTAACTTGGATAAACTTGCTACCATGTGGAGCCAAGTTTTAGGCTGTATACAAACACATTACTTGCGAGAAAAAACATGTGAGTATGTTCCAACTTTATCTAATATTATTCCCTATTTTGTGGGACACGCATTTCCGTGCTTTATTTCTACTTTTACTGAACCTGAACTACTTTCATTGGCTTCACCCGACATCAAACTGCTAAATAATGATAAAATCATTGGTGTTATGACAAGTAGGCCACTTTATGTGACAATTTTTAAAGGTACTGTGTTTAAGAGTACTATGTTTAAGGGTACTATGTTTAAGGGTACTGGGTTTAATGGGTCAGCAACATCGATTCAGTTTCCAGTGTATTATGTGGATTTCTTGTGTGTTGATAAAACTCGACGTAAGCAAAATGTTGCTCCACAACTAATTCAAACCCACGAATATGTACAAAGCCACCAGTCTCATAAAATATCCGTAAGCTTGTTTAAACGAGAAGGCGAACTGACAGGTATTGTTCCACTAACTGTATTTGACACGGAATGCTTTGCTATAGAGAATGTGCTAAACACAGTACCTTTAAAACCTAACACTTGTTTACTGGTTAAAGTAACTACAACAAACATTCGTATTTTATATAATTTTTTGGTTGAGCAACAAGAAATTGGGTCAAATAACCATGATATTTTTATTATTCCTCATTTGGCTAACTTGACTGAGTGCATAAAAACTGATAATATTATTGCATACATGTGTATTCATGAAGATATAGTGCAATCTTGCTATTTTTTTCGCATGAGCCAAACATTTCTTAATAATAAACTGGTTGTTTCTTGTTTTGCATCGTTGTGGAACACTGATACACGTAGTACCTTTAATTGCAGTAACCGCAGTACCTTTATACAAGGATTTCAAAGTGCATTTACCGAATTAATTACTAAAGAAAAACATATAGGTTACTTAACGGTTGAAAATATTGGAAACAATGCCAAGTTTATTCACGAAATATCCGAGGTAAAACCTTATTTAGTAAGTCCAACTGCTTATTTTTTTTACAATTTTGCTTACTCGCCGTTTTTAAATCATCGTGCTTTTATTCTTTGTTAATAAATTAATATTAAATATTTAATAATATTAAATGTCATCGCATATTTCAGCAAGTAGTGTGCGTATTGGATGAGCAATTATGACTGCCAATGATTCTAAAATCAATTTACCAAGTGGAAGTATGGTTGATGGTTTAACAATTAGCACATCAGATGTTGATAGTGGTGTCGCAATAAATCGCATTGCTATTGGTGCTAATGCTAGTGCAACAGTTGACAACACCGCTGTAATTGGCGACAGTTCTGTAGCACAAGTATTTGCAGGAAATGGCAATGTTTTAGCAGGGGTTGTAACTGGTGCAGCAATACCAACCATTACACCTGTTTATGTTGGACAAATGTTTATTGACACAACAAATACTAAAGTATATATTGCAACAGGAACTGCTGGTAGTAGTGATTGGAGTGTTTTGTTTTAAACTAATTGGTAATTTCGTAAATAAAAAACAAATAATATCAACAATAATTCTTATTATTTTAACCGCGCTTATACATACAAAGACTGGTTTGTAACAATAAATTTCAACGTCAACTTTGGTATTTCTTTAAGCACAGATAACCATTCCAGGTTGCCCATAAGTTCAGCTACACCCTCTAGTTCCGACGCAATATTGTTAATTTTTAACAGAGCCTTAACAAACTCGCCCAAAAATATACTATTTTCCTTCAACTGTTGCAAAACAACTTTACACTCTTCCATATTTATAGCAAGTGTCCATGCTTGCATGAACGGCATTAAATCATACTGCATGTTATACTCTTCTCCACTCTGAATATAACGCTGACCCTCAATCTCTTCATACTCGTCATACAATGTTTTTAAATTAAATATAACATCTTTAACAATATCTGGCATGTTACTTGGCACATGTATTTGCTTTTGATCATTTGGAACACGCACACTTGTAACACAACTTAATATCTGAATTGTATCTGTTGCAGTTAAATGTGTAAACGTACTTTTATACTTAAATTGTTGATTGTTTATAAACTCAGAAAATGGCAAGCATGGCACTTCATTTAACCGCAATGCTACTTGGCCTGTAAGTGGCAAGACAACTGGGTCCATTATTTGTTGGTTAATAAAACCCCGTTCCATTAGCAGGTCATTTACTAGTTTAATTTTGCACTGAATATATGTATCTATATAGTTAATGTGAGTTTTCATCTTTTTAATTTCATTTTGACGTTCTAACTTTTCCTTATAAGTAAATACTGCCATATTTAAAGATTGAACCGTGTACTCAGTTCTTATTGAAAGCAATTCTCGATCCAATTCCTTTCGCTTTTTATTAGTACTTTTCACAACTTGATCACAACACTCTATATATCGTAATATAACTGCCTCATCAATTAAAGGTTCTGAAATTAAAGGTTCTGAAATTAAAGGTTTATATTCTTGTAGTGCCAAACAGGTTTGACACGCTTTTAACTCTTTGTTTAATTCGGTCATAATCATGCTTTTGCTTGCATAGTTTTCAAGCAATGTATCTGGTGACAAAACATTCTGTAATACCAAAGAATACGAAACCCGAAATTTACTCACCAATTTCTGAGGAACACCACTAAGCATGTTTTTATAGTCGCTCGAAAGAGGGTCTGTTGATGAAAATAAATTATTCAAATGAATAACATTTCCCACTGCATCTTGACCAAGTCTGCCCGCTCTGCCCGCAGCCTGTGTCATTTCATATGAGTGCAACAGTCTATGACCTGAATCGCTAAACTTGCTCACATCTGTAAAAATAGTTGTTTTAACAGGTAAATTAATGCCAACACTCATGGTTTCGGTGCAAAACAACAACTTTACAAATCCTTTAGAAAATAGCAACTCAACCATTTCTTTTAGCACAGGCATCATTCCAGCATGATGAATTGCAATGCCTTTTCTTAAAAGTCCAACCAAATTTACATACTCGGGTAAGTGTAGGTACTCATCAAAGTTGAGCAATCGCTCTCTCAACAGTTGCTCACACTCTCGGTCAACCGTATACGGAATTTTGCTATCAAATTCAAGCAAATTTGTTGTGACTTCATGAGCACATATTTCTAATTGCTTGCGACTAAAAACATAACACAATGCAGGAAACATGTCTTCCTGTGCCATGTGGGTGCAAAGCTGATTAAGAACATGTCCACGCTTAACCCTAATCTTGGATTTATGAAAAAGTGCCAATGCTTTGCGAACCGCCAGCATATTTGTCTCATGAAACAAACCCACAGAGTTTTGCAATAGCAATGGCTTATTTATTAGTTTTTTTATTTCTTCTTGCACTGTCTTATCCTTAACAATTTTAAACAAAGATTTTGGTACCGTAATAAAGAAATAGTGCGTTAAAGGAACTGCTCTGACGGTTTGTTTAGTAAGGTATACAGTTTTTTGGTTTGATTTACTGGTTAATAAGTCTTTTGTTATATGCCTATTTTCAATCCAAGATGCAAATCGCTCTGGATAAGAAAGAGTCGCAGACAACCCAACTACTTGAATATGAGGCTCAAGCATCATAAGCGTATTTTCCCAAACCGTACCACGGCTTTCATCACCAATCATGTGAATTTCGTCAAACACAACACATCCAAGTTCGTTTGGAATATCCATCTCAAATGACGTATTTCTAGTTTGATGTGTTTTAGTTTCATCAACACTTTGATTCTTAATTTGAAACAATTTATTGAGCAAAATCTCAGTGGTCATAATAAGCACGTCTGCGTCTGGGTTGCACCGAATATCGCCTGTAATGAGCCCAAACTGAATATCTGGATATTTCTTACTAAATTGGTAATACTTTTCATTTGACAATGCCTTAATAGGACATGTGTATATTGTTTTTTTTCCAAGCTGGTGAAAGAAAGATATGGCAAAGTCTCCACCAAATGTTTTACCTGACCCTGTGGGGGCACATATTAAAACGTGGTTGCGAGATGTAATTGCTTCTACTGTCCATTTTTGAAAGTCATGCAAATCATACGAGTATTGATCATAGTACTTTTTGTATTCAGTTTCTTTATCAGATGGATAAGTAAGGTTAAAAATTTTCACCATAATTTCTGGTCTTGTCTTATCTAATCTTTTTTTTGTAAAATATTTAATTCATTTTTTATAAAAATAAAAAATCAAGGTAAAAAAAAAAATGAAAAATATAATATCATTTGTAGATAATAACTTTATTCAGTATAAAATTATCAAACAACCATGTATCGTGCTCCTACCAGTTCTGCTAGTAGATTTAATTCTAACCAATTTTCTATGTTATCCGATGAGAGAATGTCACAAGGTCACGTTACAAAGCTTATTGTAAATAAAAATAATAATGTACTGTTAAATAATATCAAAAAAATGCAACAAGATGAAAATGATTGTGTTTGTGCATCTTCAACAGATGTTAATTCTAACTATTTGTATCCTATGGTGCAACTTACATCTTGGTATGGAACACAAAAGAAACCGCTTCCCCCTATATTTGATTTAAAAGAAGATGAGGAATGTGTCGGTCCTGAAATGCGACGGATTTATACGTATCTAGAAAAAGAATACCTGCACAATTTGCACCATAATAGCCAGAATAAATATGATATCAAGAATGAATATAATATCGAAGATGAATATAATATCGAAGATGAATGTGAAACCGATAATGGACTTTAAGTACAGTACCTTATAACACACAGTACCTTTTAAAACAAACTAAATTTATAAATAATACCATATTCAGTATCTGACTCCCAAATACCGATAATTTTTAAACAAAATGTTGTATTTTTTACTGTGTGAACCACTTGAGTTGGGTTTGTTATAAAATTAAGTGTATTTTTTTTAAAAATTTTTAAGTTTCCTGAGTTTAGTATTTCCTGAATTTTTAACAAAGGTCTTTTAAATTCTTTTAAACTAGATGCGTATTGAGACAAAATATTTTTTTCCAACTGTTTCATTATAGCTAATCCATGTTGGTCAGGATTAAATTTGTACAATATCTTGTTATAAAACATACCCATATTCATAACATTCATATTAAATTGAAAATAAATGCTATTTATAGTAAATAATTCATTTGAATAAATAATTCGTGTAAATGTTCCTGGCATTATTTTGTTTTTAACAGCATTTAAAAAACACACACACATATCATTCAACGTTTGCTCATTTAAATATAGTTTTTTTATTGGTTGTGTTTGCATTTTTACAACATGACTATTTGATTGTTGATACATTTTTGATTTCTACCTTAATTACTTTAAAATGTTTATATTGTTTTGTGTTTTAATAGTTTTATCATAATAATAATATTAAGGTATTAGTAAGAAGGCAAAAGACATATGAATGCTCCGCCACCTACCACCACCAGTTCTGCTCCTACAGTTTTAAAATTCGAGTCAAATAATAAATATTTAAACGCAACTGAAGATTTTTTTAAATCCAATAGTATTGTCGCTAAGTTGGCTTTTCTTTTGCTGGTTGTTTTTGTATTTGTTATGCTTCTTCGTGTAGGAATAAGTATATTAGGATATTTTATGGGTCCAAACAACACAGCCAAGTTAGTTAAAGGCACAATTGATGCATCTAGCAATCCCATGGTAATTCCCCAAAATCCAAATGAAAATGGTGCGGTTACGTTAAATCGGTCTGTTAACGAAACTAACGGGATTGAGTTTACTTGGTCTGTTTGGATTTACGTAAATGGTGACGATATGGATACTAATAAGTACCGATGCGTGTTTTACAAAGGCAATGACTATGCAACACAAATGTCTTCGTCACCTCCTTCAGATAAAGATGTTAATGTTGACTCGCTTGACTACTTGGGCATGAATTTTCCCAACAATGCACCTGGACTCTATATAACGCCAAACACAAATAATTTGGCCGTCATTATGAACACATTTAACGTTATAAACGAAGAAATTATTATTAATGATATTCCACTAAACAAATGGCTCAACGTTGTTATTCGCTGCCAAAATACCAATTTGGACGTTTATATTAACGGCACTATTGCTAAAAGCCATGTCCTTCACGGCGTTCCCAAGCAAAACTATGGCAATGTTTATGTAGCACCCAATGGAGGGTTTTCTGGCTATCTCTCTAACCTTTGGTATTATAACTATGCCTTAGGAACTACTGCAATTCAGGGTTTAACCACTACTGGACCAAGTACTACACTGACTGGTGAGAGTAATATTGACATGAAGGATGCCGACTACTTATCATTACGGTGGTTCTTTTACGGAGCACAAGACGGATATAATCCTTAAACCCAATTATTATAAAAATGAAATTAAAAATTATATAAAACTACACAACAAATATATATAAAATATGGGAAACGAAAATAGCACCACATCAAAGAAACAAACTGATAGAATATTTCAACTATGTACAAACAACAAAAGTGTAATTGAAACATTGCCACTTATTATTCATACCGATATTCGCTTATATAATAGATTATATGGATTTACACAATATTATGATGCTTTGTCTGAATTGTATGAAAGAGACGAACGAATAGCAGGCAATGAATTGTTCTGCTATGTGCAAAATAAAGATATCAAACAATATTTAACTAAATATTTATTGGAAAATACAGAAACACTAAATAAAACAGAAGTATTGTGCCGAAAAGAAATGGTTAATGTTTGTGATTGGATGCAAGCAATGTATGATAAATATCCTGACGAAATTAACAACTGGCACTTTGTTTATAAAATGTCATTTTCCAAGTTATTCAAATTCTATTTTGACGACTGTTATAAAAGTGTCGTGACATTTTGTAAGACGCTACCAATTCCTGAATTGGTGCCTGTTGTTAAAGAACAAATTCCTAAAATATCATCTATCATAGAAAAACCCTATGTTGTTAAATCCAAATCGATGGAAATTGAATCATCTGCTACTGCAAATGAAACACATAATCCTGTGTATTTAGAAACAGATTTGTTAATATTCAAAGACAAAATCCAATAAAATGTTGGTTTTTTTAATTTTTTATTGTTTGTTAACAATAAAATAAATAAGTATAAGTAAAAGACTTGTGGTGAAAATGCGTGACAAATCACCAAAAAATAAAAAAGAAAAATCAAAGTCAGTTTCAATACCAAGTAACGTTGTGAATGATATTCGGGCACAAGTTCCAGATTTAGACGAGTTTGAAGATATGATTGAAAAAGATGCAGACACGCTTATTACGTACGATGCTGACTGCATCAGAAAACGCTCCAACTGGACTATCAGTAGTAATGCTTTTAAATTTGATAACGTGGATTTTAACCCAACAAAACTGTTGAAAGACATGACATTGCGGTCGCCTAAAATGACTGAACTGCTAAAGCATATTAAAGAAATTGATGCCGCGGATATGAAACGAGACGGTCGTCATTACAAGCATTTTATTTTTTCTGATTTAAAAAATGGATTATATGGTGCTAAGTTGATTGCTGCTGCATTTATTGCAAGTGGATACAACCTGGGCTATACTGCTAAACCGTCTAAGGTTGGGTCGCAAAAAGACTTTACAAAGATTGAATTACTTAATGATGCAGTTTTAGCCAAAACCGCATTTAACAACTTTTACTTACTATCTTCTGTTGGTGTATTTGACCAACCGATTGCAACTGCAACAAAAAAGGCTATTCTAAAAAAGTATAATGATAGGCCTGGAAACGTATACGGGAAAGACATTCGGTTTATTATCATGGACAGTGGGTTTAAAGAAGGAATCGACTTATTTGATGTCAAGTATATTCATATATTTGAACCACAAACTACGGCTGCAGACCAAAAGCAGGTTATTGGACGTGGTACAAGAACTTGTGGACAAAAGGGTCTTGTGTTTAATCCTAAGCAAGGTTGGCCTCTTTATGTATTTAACTATGACTTAACAATTGCTCCCAAGTACCAAGAAACATTTTATGATTCAAAAACGTCAATTGAGTTATACTTAAAATCAGTTGGAATTGATTTTCGGTTGTTTACTTTTGCAAGTGATTTAGAAAAAGCAACTATTTTAGGGTCTGTTGACTATGAATTAAATAAAAAAATTCACGAATTTTCTATAAACAATTCAACATCCAAATCCAAATCCAAATCCAAATCCAGATCTAAATCTAAATCCAAATCTAAATCCAAAAGTTTAGCCAACATATCTCGAACTGGAGGATCAAGTCTTAGCCAATCACCAAACATCAAAAGTAAAACATGGAAAGTTAAGCGATGTCCTAAAGGCCAAAAACGAAGTAAAACCACAAAAAAATGTAAACTTAAGCGATGTGCAGAAGGAACTCACAGAGATTCAAAAACAAAAAAATGTGTCAAGTATCAAAGAAAATATAAATCCAAACCCAAATATAATTCACTTGCTGATATTAGTAAAGCATCAATTTCATATAATTCATCTGTACCCAGTAAACACTCAAGTATTTATGATTCCTTTCGTGACCCTTTTGCTCCAGACATGGAAGCTATGAACTTTAATGAACTTCGAAATTATATTAGTGACCACTTTAGCAAACATTCATGGGATAATGTAAAAATGGAAAATATGTGTGGTTATGCGGGTCCAAGCATTGCAAATACAAGCATTGCAAGTTCAAACACAATAAATAAAAAAGGTGGAGGAAAAACAGACCTTATAAATTTTACACCAACCCAGGACTTTATCCGAAATTATTTCACAGTTAATAATCCTGTGCGAGGAATGCTTCTTTGGCACTCGGTTGGTACTGGTAAAACATGCTCAGCTATTGCCGCCGCAACTACAGCATTTGAGCCTTTAGGATATACTATTCTGTGGGTAACACGAACCACTTTAAAAAACGACATTTGGAAAAACATGTTTGACCAAGTTTGTCATGAAAAGTTTCGACAAGACCGCATTAAAAACACTCCTGATGACAACACAAGTCGCATGCGAATGTTGTCTAAATCCTGGAGTATACGTCCCATGTCTTACAAACAGTTTAGTAATCTTGTTTCAAAAAAAAATTCGCTTTATGATGATCTAGTTAAAAAAAATGGGTCTGCTGACCCTTTAAGAAAAACACTTTTAGTTATCGATGAAGCACACAAGTTGTATGGTGGTACTGACCTATCTTCATTAGAACGGCCTGATATGAATGCTTTGCACAAGGCTTTGATGAACTCTTATATTGTCTCAGGTAGTAAATCTGTTAAAGTTTTACTCATGACTGCTACGCCTATTACCAATAACCCCATGGAGTTAATTAAACTGCTAAATTTAACCAAGTTACCCCAAAATCAAATGCCTACAGACTTTGACGCATTTGCTGGCGAGTATTTAAGTGTTGATAATGGGACATTTACTACAACTGGTCAGAAAAAATATCTAAATGACATTGCGGGACATGTTAGTTATCTGAATCGTGAGCGAGATGCACGGCAGTTTGCCCAGCCCCATATTCAGCCAATTCGTGTACCTATGGTGTCTCCTCAGGTTGCTAACATGATTAGTACATTAGACAAAAGAATGGCCAAGCAAATAATCGAGGCCGAGGTTGCACCTCTGGTTGCTGAGCAAAAACGCTACCAAAAACAACTAAATGGTGACCTAAAAGATATAAGCCAAGCCAAGTTTGCGTTTATTGATGCTAAAATGTGCAAAAAGTTAGAGCCAAAAGATAAAACCGAGTGCAAGGAAATTGTAAAGTCCCACGTTGCCGATATAATGCATGACTTGCAAAACCGCAAAGATGAAATTAAGAAATCATTGGCCACACTAAAAGACCAAATGTCTAAAATTAAAGATGCTCACAAAATATCTGGTAAAGTGGATGCAGAAGAAATGAAACAATACAAACAAACCACGTTTTATAACCTCAAGTATACATGTGGTACAAAAAGCACAAGCGAATCTCAGCTTATGAAAAACATCAAGGCTCATCCAACCATGATTGCAATGGATGACTACATTGCCGACCTTGAATCAAACACAACACAAATTAAAGCTGACCTTACCCTACAAATATCTGCATACAAAAATAGGGTTCTTCAGTTAAAAGAAGATATGAGAGCAAGTGATGACAAGTCGGAAGTAAATCGCATTCAACAAATTATTCAATTCGAAAAAGAACAAGCCAGTAAATTTGCAACAAACCAAACAAAAATAGTTAAAGTGCGAACCGCATTGTTAAACAAAACACGAAAAAATATGATAACACGAAAATCCAAAATATTAAGTGGGTTACGCAAACATTTCAAAAAAACTCTAAAAGCCGAAAAAAAGCAAGAAATAGTTAATGTAAAGCAATTACAAAAGGAACGCCGAGATGTGCAAAAAAATGCCAAGGACAACAAGCACTTGCAAGACGAAACCTTAAAGCAAACAATTCAAGATCGTGAGCAAGTTATAATGGACGAAATTCATCCCTTACTACAAAATTCAGAAAACATACAACTAGAACGAGAACGTAACCAAATTCAAAAGGGTAATACTATGGTTAGAAAAGAGTTGATTAAAACACGAAAACACAAAAACCGTGTCCGTAAAAAAGCCGAAATAGACCATAAACGATATGAAAAAGACCAAAAAAAATGGAAACTAAAGCATTTAAAATCAATTGTTCAAACAGCAAAATCTAAAGATAAAGCATTCCAAGAAAAACATAAAACCAGGAAAAAATACGGGCGTGTCATGGCCGAATTGAAAAAAAAATAATAAAAGTCTATTAAAAGAAGAAAGTTAATATTATGTTTAAATCCATAAAATACAAACAAAAGTTTAGGAAAAATCCTAAACATAAGCATACAAGAAAACAAGCAAAAACAAAAACCAAAGGAGGAGGATTATTGTCTGCATGGTCCGCTTTAAATATGCGGGCGTATTCTAAAGCATTAGAGAAAAGATTGATTGAAACACATAATGATAAGGATTGGATAACTACAACCCAAAAAGGTTTTTTTGGTAGAAGTGCGTTATAATTAATAACATGTAAACAAAAATAAAACATAATAAAAGAGTACAAGAAGAAAGTATTCATGGATTATTCAAAAGTTCCCCATTATATTTTATTCTTTGCTTTGTTTATTTTAGGGCAATCTTTGTCCATGTGGGGTCAATTTGTAACCCTGCCGTATAAAAACCTAAGTATGTGGGAAGCATACAAGATGGCAATTCCGTTTGCGTGGATGGATTGGTTTGTTATGACTTTTACCGTAATGGTCGGAGACAAGTATGACCTTGTAACACCGACTCAGGATACATTCTTACTAATCATAATTCAGTTTGCGTTGATTTTAGTCATCAATCACTTTTACTTGAAACAAACTGTGTTTCGCAGTGACATTGCCGCATTTTTCATCATATTAATAGGCTTTTTCATTAGTTTTTTTCATGGTGCATCCAAGCTGGTTGGAGCAAAAATCCCTGAAGAAGTAGCTGAAGAACGCTAATGCTTCATTTTCAATAAAAAACTGACTCAAATCCATTAACCCCCCAATCTCTAAACTTGAGTATATTGCAAGGATGAAACCTATTTTTCATTAAGTCTTCTTTAAACAACATACAGTTATGTTTCATTTGTTTATAATCATAGTTGAATATACGCGGATTTTTAGATAAATCATACCAATATATTTTATTTGGATTAGTTCCAATCACCATAAATTCTGGTGAAACACAATGTCTTCTTTTGTTTCGATTATTTTCAAGCAACTGCATGGCATGTTCTGACAAATTTCCAGACAATTTTGACAAATTTATTTTATCTGGATTCTTTTCAAGCAACCGCATAGCACCTTCTGACGGATTTTCTGACAAATTATCCCAATTTATTTTATCTTGATTTTTTTCTAGCAACCGCATAGCACCTTCTGACGGATTGCAAGACAACTGATACCAATTTATTTTATCTTGATTTTTTTCTAGCAACCGCATAGCACCTTCTGACGTATTTTCAGACAAATACCACCAATGTATTTTATCTTGATTTTTTTCTAGCAAATGCATAACTGACGGATTATAAGCCAAACATCTCCAAATTATTTTATCTGGATTTTTTTCTAGCAACTGCATTGCTGATGTATTTCCAGACAAATACATCCAATTTATTTTATTTTGATTTTTTTCTAGCAACCGCATAGCACCTTCTGACGAATTTCTAGACAACCAACGCCAAACTATTTTATCTGGATTTTTTTCTAGCAACCGCATAGCACCTTCTGACGGATTTTGAGACAAATTATCCCAATCTATTTTATCTTGATTTTTTTCTAGCAACCGCATAGCACCTTCTGACGGATTATTAGACAAATTATCCCAATCTATTTCATCTTGATTTTTTTCTAGCAACCGCATAGCACCTTCTGACGGATTATTAGACAACACACCCCAATGTATTTCATCTTGATTCTTTTCTAGCAAGCGAATAACACCTTTTGAATTATTACCAGACAAATGAATCCAATCTATTTTATCTTGATTCTTTTCTAGCAATTGCATAGCACCATCTGACTCATTCAAAGACAACCAATCCCAACGTATTTTATCTTGATTTTTTTTTAGCAATTGCATAGCACCATCTGACTCATTCAAAGACAACCGATCCCAACGTATTTTATCTTGATTTATCCAATTTAATAAACGCATTGGTAATTTTACATTCATGGTTTCTTTAATAAATCTTACACATATTTTATTACATTTTTTATTTCATTTTTTATTTCATTTTTTCTAAAAACCAAATCCCCTGTAAAAAGCAATCAGACAAGTCATCTTTTTTTTTACAAGAAATAAAGTAATCATTCCATTTCGCCAAAGTATCGGTTGTTTGAATAATATCAGCAGATGTGGCAACTGCTTTCTTTTTTCTTGCATCATATTGCTTTTTTTTATTTGTTTTATTTGTTTTATTTGTTTCATTTGTTTTATTTGTTTCATTTGTTTTATTTGTTTCATTTGTTTTATTTGTTTTATTTGTTTCATTATTTGCACTTGTTAGTTCGTGACTATTATTCAGTGAATATTTTTTTAATTTATTTGTTGCACTGATAAATTCCACACAAACATCTGTATTACGCGTAAAAAAATACTGCATCAGCATTCCCTGTATGGTTTTCATTCTAGTTGCTAAAGATCCAATTTGATTTTCTATAATAACATGAGTTATGTCTCTCACGTTTAATGTGTCAAAATACTGAATAATGTTTCGGCCAATAATTTGCAGAGGAATGGTTGCACACTTTTTCTTTGGAGCCAAAGAATTTATTAAAGTTACTCCATGAATATTTTGATGACTAACTAACAAATCGATTAATTCATTCTTTTTTTTAACATTATTTGTATTAATATTGTATTTGTTAGTTAAACAAATTAATTCCTTAAGTAATGCTTTTTTTAATGCTGGTAATAATAACTCTTTTATATTAAAGTAAGGGTCTTTTTTAGCGTGTACTTCGCACAAATAGTTATTATTTAACAACCCTTTTTTATATAACGCTTGTTTGACACATTTTTTTTCTTTTTTTGTGCCTGCATAGTTATAGCAAGTGCATTCATACACTGGATGAATAACTGGATTTAACTCGATGAGATTTACAATATCCCAATGTTCCATAATAAGTTTGGTTTCAATTGACTGAGATAATACACAAAACGAACAGTTTTTAATTCCTACATCAATGCTGATAATTTTCATGTCTTATTTAATATAACATTTTGTTTATATTTTGTTTTTGTTAGTTTAGAATAAAATAAAAGGAATATAATAATGAAAGCTTATGCAACTAAAAATAAGCGTCGAAAACATTCTCGTAAAACAATAAAACATAAACGACAGCATGGTGCGTCAAATACGCCATCTATTGCTCCGTATGCAATATCTTCCAAAAATGGTGGTAGTTTTTCAGTTCCTGCACCATTAGTTGGTGCACCATGGACCAGCAGTCCAAATTCATGGTCAGGCTATGGAACTGGTAATGAAAATCACGGCAACCATTTTCCACAAAATATGTACAATCAAGACACAAAGATGATGATTAAATATACAGGAGGAAGGAAAACGCGTAGAAAAAAGAAAAGACAAAAAAAAAACAAAAAACATAAAATTAAAAATACTACTAGTAAACATAGGCAGAAACGTAACAGTAAACGTAGTGGAGGCGCATCTTTCATACAAAATGTAGCCAACAGTTATCGTGACATAGCATATAACTTTGACTCGGGTTATAATGCATTGCGTGGATATAATTCTCCGGTTAATCCTGCACCATATAAAGACCAACTTCAAGCTAGATAACCATGATAAAAAAATGATTTTTATTTTGTATTTAAAAAATAAAAAAACTAATAAAAAAATAAAAATGATTTATAATATTGTTAAGTTAATCAGTAGTATTATAAATTAATAATAAAATATGACAACTATCGAGAAATCTACTAAACAAGCGGTTGAGAAAATGACCAATATAGTTGGAACTCTTATTCAGTGCATGACATCATTTAAAGATGTTCCGGAATCATTAAATAAAATCGAGGATGTATTAACTCACAAAGATTTGCTTACAAAGTGGATTAGTTTTGGAGTTAATTTAGTTGAATCTGAGGCTCAAGAAATAAATGTTGATGTTAACGCAAATATAAAAAGTGAGTCTAAACCTGAGCCTAATACTGAGCCTAATACTGAGCCTAATACTGAGCCTAATACTGAGCCTAATACTGAGCCTAATACTGAGCCTAATACTGAGCCTAATATTATTGATGATGTTCAAGAGAATATTAAGGATGTTAAGGATGTTAAGACTAATAAGTTAGAAAAAAATGCAAAAGAAAAAGATGATGCAAAAGCAATTAAATTAGCGGAAAAGGCAAAAGAAAAAGCAAAAGAAAAAGAAGAAAAAGCAAAAGAAAAAGAAGAGAAAGCAATCGAAAAAGCAAAAGAAAAAGAAAAGAAAGCAATCGAAAAAACAAAAGAAAAATCATTAAAACCTCGGGGAAGACCTAAAAAAAATCAACAAAATGTGGTAGATAATACTAATAATGTTGAAAATATGATTTTGTCAAATGCAATTGAAATAAATTATGAGAACTTTGATGAAATAATTATTGACCAAATAACATATTTAGTATTTAATGCAAAATCGAATGATGATTTTAGTTATGGTGATGTGTTTACTGCTGATTTTGAAAAAAATGGCGAAAATAAGTGTGGAGATTATAATTTTAAGACCAAAACAATGATATTGTGTTAATTAAATTAAATTATATTTTTTATATTTAATAAAATATAAATAATAAAACGTAAAAAATAAGTAAAAACAATATAAATAAAGTGGAAGGTGTATATAATAATATTATAAATTTAAATGTCTTATATTTTTAATGAAGACAATGTAGTAATGGCGTTTAAAACGGTTCAAATAAACCCCATTCGCACTCTTTTTTCATGCATAAAAGAGTTATTGGTTTCTGGAGATATAGTTTTTAAAAAAGAAGGATTTAAAATGATGGAAATGGATGACTCTTTAATTATTTTGCTTCATCTTTTTATGGATGCAGAAAAGTTAGAATATTATATATGTAAAAAGGAACAAATTGTGATTGGTCTTAAATTTGAGCATTTTTACAAGTGTATTAATTCGTTTGATTCAGAAGAAGAATTAACCATTTGTATTGAAAATGAAGACTATTCCAACGGATTTGTTTCACAGTTAACTCTTATTGGAGAAGGAAAGGGTAAAACTAGAATTAAAAAGATTCAGTTAGGAGAGCCAGGAAACAATGAACATGACTATCCCGAGATTAATTATCCAAGGATTCGAACATTTTCTTCTCCAGAGTTTGCAAAGATTGTTAAGCACATGTCAGATATTTCAAAAACCCTTGAAATAAAATGTGTTGGCAACGAGTTATTTTTTAAAGGGTCTGGGTCAATGTCGTCTGAAACCGACCACAGAACACCCACTATAACAGTGGGTGATACTAGTCAGGAAGACATGTCCAAGATTGTGCATGGAGAATTTTCTCTGAAATATTTAAGTTTGTTTGTTCGGTGTAAGGAGTTGTGTCCTCAGCTTGAATTATATTTAGATAACGATGCTCCTTTAATAATAAAATATGATGTGTTTAATATGGGTGTTTTAAGGTTAGCATTAAATTCAGTGGATACTTAAAATAGTATAGTAAAAATATAAAATATAATGTTTATCTAAACAAACATTATGGTAAAACAATTTACCATTTATGGCGAAAGATGTAGTGGAACCAATTATTTAGAAGGGTTAATAACTAAAAATTTTAATGCAACAATCACCTGGAAATATGGATGGAAGCATTTTTTTGGCCATAATGACTTATCAAATACGAATGACACCTTGTTTATTGGCATTGTTCGTAATCCGTGCGACTGGTTAAATTCTTTGTTTAAATCACCACATCATTTATCTAATTCAATTAAGCCCCAAGAGATACCACCTAAATTTAATACTAATTATGCTGCTCAACAAATAGTTCACAATCGCAATGCATACAATTTTTTAAATAACCAATTTTGGTCTTTACATGATAATACCAACAAAGAACTAATGGAAGACCGCAACATGTACACTAAACACCGATACAATAATATATTTGAAATGCGTTATACTAAACTAAAATTTCTAATAGAAGACATGCCAAAGCAAACTAATCATTATATATTAATCAAATACGAAGACTTAATCAATAACTTTGAACAAACTATGAATCATATTAAAGAAGCTGGAAATTTGGAAGTGAAATCAAATATACACTATCCATTGAATGTGGATACTTACAAAGCAATAGCAAGTGCAGGCAAATTTTCTAAAACATATAAAGATATAAATAAACATCCTCCTTTACCAAAACATAAAATATTAAACAATAAATTGTTCTTTCAAACTTATGAAAAGCAATTGGGATATAATCAAACTGCTTAGTTGAATAATATTTTTCGCTGTTCAGTCATAAGATTATCTGTAATAATATGTGTTTTTAAATACTGTGCTGTTATTTTGTCTTCAAGCATCTGAATAATAAAGTAAAGAGAATACATTCCACATTCAGTATCACTATACTGGTGCTCAACTGGATGATTTTGGTCAAACTTGAAATTTATTGGCGGTTTTTGGTTTTTCCCCTGTTTAATTATACGGTTCACTAAAACCATAACTTCTTTCGGTGCTGTAGTTCCCACACTATCAAAAAAGAATATTTTTCCCTTTTTTATATTAACAAACATGGATATCCAGTGTTGACCTGGCTTATCATGAGGGTCTGTATTAAAGATAATACCAATCTTCGTTTTACCCTTGGACAAACATTTTTTTATGCTAAATTTGCACAGCTCTTCCCATATACAATCGTCATTAGGATTTACACCATTTCCCTTGGTTCGTGTATCAAAATTAATCGGAGATGGTCCAATAAAATCAAAGCACTTGTATGCGAATTCATATTGTTTCATTACATCTGCAATGTTAATATTGTCTAGCCACATATTTGGCTTTGTTGACCATTCTTTGGGAGCATTAGGAGCGAATGCTTTATTTAAATCTTTAGCCTTTGCACCCAGTTGGTCAACCCAGCACGATTCGTCATTGCATTTGTTTTTAAACTTACCTTTTAAAGCACTCCATACATCACTTAAAGATGCTGACTTTGAAATAATATCATTGGGATATTTTGCATTCCAAACTGCACGGATAAACTTTAACTGTGTATCATCATAGCATGTAGGTAATTTACCTTTTTTTCCTTTAATTTTACTTGGAGCACAGTTAAGAGTCTTGAATGAATTATTACTTAGTGTTGTACCACCATGTTTTTTAAGTTTGACTGTAGTGTTTCGTTTACTTTTATTTTTATTTTTACTTTTATTTTTACTTTTTCTTTTTTTGTTGGTTTTTTTACTACGAAAGCCCATTTACTTTATCCTTTTATTTTATGTAATTTCAGTTTTTTTATAAAACATAAAAAATTATTATATGGTAGACACCCTAAACTATGAATACAAATAACTTTTTTTTACATTTAAAATCAACCATACAAAATGCCGAATTACTGGTTAATACACATACACAGTCCATCTTGCCAAAAAGGCAACAAGGATTAAAACTTGACGTTATGGTTAATAAATCGGTCATTTACTTTGACTCTAAGGGAATTCCGCCATCAATTTGGAAAAATATACAAATGGATACTAAATGCACGTTAACATATAACATTCCTGTATCAAACGAACTTATCCGCAGACCTATATCGTTTGTTATTGCTGTGCAAGATTTATGTTCTGTCTCTCTTATTGAAGAAATCAACCAATATGTTCGACAATGTTTAGTCTGGCTTTACATTGCTCAAAAAACCGCAAAAAAAAATCAGTGTAACACAGCTCCACTTCTTATTTATTTATTACGTTCTCCTCTATTAAAAATGCTTCCTTCAAAAAGTACAGTGTCTAAAGATATTACTACTATTGATTGGGTTAATGCCAACACAGCATTTACCATGGTTTGTAATGAACCAAATAAAACAAAAACAAGCATAGTTCGCGAAATTGTTATTTACCGTAAAGAAGAGTGGTTTAAAGTTTTCATCCATGAAACATTTCATAATTACGGATTTGACTTTTCCAATGCATCCAATGATTTAATTCAATATGGAACATCATTTGTTTTAAATAAACTTTATCCTGTAAAAAGTGACGTGAACCTCTACGAGGCATACACAGAATGCTGGGCACGCATTATTTTTGTGGTATTTTCGTCTTTACATATTAAAAGTAGCGATGATGAATTTTTAACATCTGTTAAGCAAAGGCTTAATGAAGAAATTGCGTTTTCTTTTTTCCAAGCAGCTAAAGTGCTTGAATATATGAATATTAACTCGTATGAGCAACTTATTCGTGGTCAAGCTAAAACTGAATATAAGGAAAATACGTCAATTCTTGCATATTATGTTATTACTTTAGTATTGTTTGCTAACTATCCTGCGTTTATTGCGTGGTGCTATCAAAACAATCCTATTGCTACTACAACATCAACAAATCAGTTTCGTATCTCCGATTACATTATGTTTAAACCAACACGAGCAAATATGGAAGCGTTTTGCATTACCTTGTTACAAAAGCAATATAAATTACCATCGTTTGTACAGAAAATTAACCATCATATTTCTGACATTCATGCAAAAAAACGCAAGACGGCATTGTATAAAACTTTGCGTATGACAACAAAGTAACTTAACTAAATTATATTGGACTTAATTAGAGTCAAACTCAAACTCAAATCCATTAACTCCCCAATCTTTAAACTTGGGTATATTACGAGGATGAAACCTATTTTTCATTAACTCTTCTTTAAACAACATACAGTTCAGTTTCATTTTTTTATAATCATACTTAAATATGTGCGAATTTTTAGACAAATAAATCCAATCAATTTTATCTATTTTATCTGGATTTTTTTCTAGCAAGTGAATTGCTGAGGGATTTCTAGACAAGATATCCCAATATATTTTATCTGGATTCTTTTCTAGCAACCGTATAGCACCTTCTGTCGGATTTCTACACAAAAAGTTCCAATATATTTTATCTTGATTTTTTTCTAGCAACTTCATAGCACCTTCTGACGGATTTCCAGACAAGGTAAACCAATTTATTTTATCTAAATTTTTTTCTAGCAAGTGAATTGCTGACGGATTTAAAGACAACCAATACCAATCTATTTTATCTATATTTTGTTCTAGCAACTGCATAGCCAATTCAGACGGATTTCTACACAAATGTTCCCAACCATTAATATGATTCCAGTTTTTTGTTTCATTTAATTTATTTAAATTTTTTTCAAACAAGTAAATAGCACCTTTTGACGGATTGTAAGACAATTTAAACCAATTTATTTTATCTTTATTTTTTTCTAGCAACCTTATAGCACCTTCTGACGAATTCAAACACAACATGCTCCAATTAATTTTCTCTTGATTATTTTCTAACAACTGTATTGCTGACGGATTTTTAGACAACTCTTGCCAATTTATTTTATCTTGATTTTTTTTTAACAACTGTATTGCGGACTGATTTGTTGACAACCATTCCCAATCAATTTTATCTGGATTTTGTTCTAGCAACTGCAAAGCACCTTCTGACTCATTGCCAGACAAATACATCCAATTTATTTTATTTGGATGTATCCAATTTAATAAACACATGGGTAACTCTATATTCATGTTTTTGTTTATTAAAACATTAATTTATATATTCATTTTTTCGACAATTATTACAATAAACTAACCGACTGTAAAAATGCTAGCCTTGTGTTCAATTTGTGGCTTAAGCATCTGAAATCCAATCGTAAACGAGTAGTCAAAGTCGCCGAACTCTGGTATTTGTCCATTGTGGTATCTTAGCTTTAATGTTAACTTGCGAATACGCTCGGCAGGAGGGTTAAACCATTTGTAAGATGGTGAAGAGTCATCGTACCACTGCGAAACTGGTGTTGTTGGAATGGATATTTTAGCAAACGCAGAATTCACCACGCCATTGGTTTGGTTTGTAGTTGCAGTAAACTTGGACAAACTATATGGAGATGTTTCGTCCAAGCAATTGTACCCAGCAAGTTCTATGTAAAAGTAAGACTGACCCATTAGGTTAATTTTCATTGGAGTTTTTAAAAAGTACACAACCGAGCCAATTAGATATAGTGTGGGAACAAGCCACTCTCCAATTCCAGTGTCGCTTGAATCTACTGGTGTATAGGAATAATCGCGAGGGACAATAATAATGGTCCCATTCATGTTAAAAGGGCTAATATTTGCGTTTGCCTGTAACAATTGCGTAGAATATGCGGGGGCTTCCGCAGTTATTGGGCAACGAACAAAGCCAAGAAAAGCGGGCAATCCCCAGTTGCTATACTCGGGTAGCACATTTTTTTTCTTGCATCGAGAATCCAATAATTCTTTCTGAGCAATCACGGTTGAGTCATTTACAAGCTCAAACTGGTCTCGGGTATTTCCAAACCACAGTTTCTGTTGCACTGTGCTGTAGTGAATAACAAAAGCATCATATGCTCCCAACAAACTGGTATCATATTCCATTAAATAATAACTAACTGCCGCATTAAACTTTGCCGTTAGTTCAGCCGCCATTTCCTCTGGTGTGTAAAACCCCTCTTCAATTGTAATCACAAATTCCTGGTCTAAATCCTGAGACAAAACATCAAATATATCTTGAACCGTTTGAACAACGGCTAATTCATCGGAGTCTGTAGTTGTAATGTTATGTTCACTTGGGTCATACACATTTTTAAACTTAAATGTCATCTTACGATTTGCGTTAAAATCTGAAAATACATTATAGTTTGAAGGAAATGACCAATTGGTCAAAGATAGAGATTGAACATTTGTGTAATCTTGAGGCAACTCAATCTCAAACTCGGACGAGCTTGGGTATTTAATCATATTACGGTCTTCCGAATGAATGGATACATACTTGGTTTCGTTTAAATACTCGTTAGCATTGGGAATGAGGGGGTGATTGGTTGATAAATTAAACTTACTCATGGTTGTCTTTTATTTACTTTTTATTTTTATTTTTATTTTGTTTTTTGTTTTGTTTTTTTGTTAGTTCAAGTAAAATATATTGAAATAAAATATTAATAAACAAGAAAGATCAGAAAAATAATGCCGTCAATTGACCAATGGGGACCTGCTACATGGTGTTTTTTTC